TCTTCCATCATTGACATGTATTTTCTGTCGTCTCTTATCTCTCCAGTGTTAGCATCATATACTAATTTGTTTCTATAACGACCCATTACCTCACGAAGATATTGTTCCGCTTTTACTTTTGGAAGATTACCTACGTCAATATAAAATATTCTACGCTCTGGTGCTCTGGATATCCTGTAAATTACAAGTGAATCTTCAATCATTCTAAGTTGATTAAGGACCTTTATACCCTTATGCAAATAAGATAGTACAATATTTCTATTAGTATCCATCAATCCAGACACCACATAAGTGATTGCGTCTTTTGCTATTCTAATTCCGCTATTAGCAGAGGTGTTATTTAAACCTTTTGGGTTGTATAGGAAATACTCTTCGCCTTTACCGAAGTCGTACTTCATAAACTCATCAGCAGTTTTTGGTTTTGTTATCTGTCTTACTTTCTTTATCTTATGTGGATCAATATATCTTAATTCTTTAATACCTTCTTGTGGTGCATCTAAATCAATGACTTTATGATAATATAAACGCCCATCAATGTACCATCTGCGGAACATTTCATGAGCTTTACTATCGAATGCTAATAAATTTTTAACATAATCAAACTCCTCGCGAATCATGTTCTTCACACTATCGCTAACTTCAAGGTTGTCAAGGTTGACTTGAACAGGACTATCGTTCTGATCAGCAACAATTGCCTCATGGATAATATCTTCAATCGCTTCATCCACTTCTGGATGCATAGCCATCTCACGATATTTTTTCACCATATCGTATTCGGTCTTGAAATTACCGTCTAGGTCAAGATACTGACCATAGTAACCTCCAGCAATATAACTTGTAGCTCCATCGTCACTCGAAGGTTGGATAGGGGAAGGTGCCTTCCCCTTTGTCTCCTTCTTATTAAACGAGAAACCGAATAACTCTGCCATAATATGTTAGGTTCCTTTACCTGACTATTTAGTTAGGTTATATAACCTCGTTATTTCCACCAGTAGATGTATGGTACTGATATGCGAACTCAACATCGAACTCTTCATAAGAATCGTTGTTGTCGTATGCAACTGATACCTGAGATACACTTACAGGGAATCCAGCGAATAATTTGTATTCTCTGATTACTTCTAATTCTGTAGCGTTACCACCAAACTTGTTCAACTGTGCAACTGTTATATCTTCTAAGATACCACCAGTTGTTACATCTGCAACTGCAGTGTTAGTGTCAACTCCGTTAGTAAGTTCGATCCACTTCTCATATGCAGAACGTAATTCAAATGCATCGTCCATATAGAATGTTGCTGTCCATGTTTCATAAGTTCTGTCGCCAGGTACTTTGATTACACGTCCACGAAAAGGAAGTTCGACTGTTCCTACGTTTGTTGCTGGTAATGCAGCTGCCTTACACATGTAAGCAACCTCTCCACCTTGCACTTCTGTGATTGATGGTGGAGTTACCCCAGTTGGAAAACCGTGGTTTACTTGGAAGAGATTAGGACGAACACCACCCTTAATCGCTTTTTGAAAGGATAAAAGACCTAATGCTGTTGACATTGTTAATTGCTCCGTTAATTATCTGCGGGGGACGACTTCTTCAAACGATACGCCAGTGCGTGTCGCTACGAAAGTCAGTGTGATAAAGTTGATTGAGCGTGCAGGCTTGATATAAAAATCTGCCTTAAACTCATTCGCGTCAATGATTGCACCAGTGTTATTGGTACCGTCACACACAACTAAGAAATCAGTGATACCTCTTTCGGCTTGAATGCCTCTAAGGTATGGTTCAACAACATTCTTAAAGTTGTTACGTGTGAACTCATCGTTAAGTTCAAAAAGGACTCCCTTCGCAGCGTTGCCGATTGTCTTTTCTATCACATTGAATAGACGTCTAACATTGATGCGATCAAATGCAGATGGTGAAGCGAGAGCAGTTTTGTCTCCGAAAAGAACAATACCTTGACCAGGTAAACTGGTTACTGGATTGATTCTCTTTTGATACAGTGTATCTCTTTCGGATTTAGTTGGTGAGTATGCTAGTTTGATAGCACCTCTAATTGCACCACGATTCAATCCTGCTGGAGAGAACCATGGAGTACCGTTTGCAGTTACGCTAGAACATAATCCTGCAACGTCTCCGTTAAGAGGAACGTAACGATACTTGTCAGCAAATCTGTCGTAGATGTATTTCCATCCATTGTCAAACACACCGAATGATGTGGATGCCATATTAGAATAGAAACTAACTACATTGTTTGTTTGCATTGTTGAACTTGTAACTCCAACAACGTCTCCTCTGTAAGGAGATAAGAAACCAACGCAATCTTTTCTAGCAGCACAGATTGAAAGAACCTGTGTAGCAATTGCTTGTGTGTTAGTTTTACTTGCTGCGTCACCAGGACCCATAAGTAGATAATCAATATCTAAAGTCTCAGTGTCAGCGAACTCTGCAAGTCCAGTGATGATCTCACCTGATGTTGCAGCTAATGTCTCAGCACCTTTTTGGAAAGTGTAAGTCTTAGGAGCAGCAAACAGATCAAATGTTTCTGTAGATGCACTACCAGCATTGTTTGTACCAGCAATGTTACCACCAGTAGCAGCTTGATTAGCACTTACATCATATACATCTGTTTCGTGAGAACCCCAATAGATGTAACTTGACTTGTCAAGTATAACTGTTGGGTAGTAGTTTACAGAACCAGATGAAGTCTTTGCATTGTTTGACTTAGAAACATATGTATGCTTCTCAAGAAGTGTATTTGGTTTACCAGTAATTGCACCAGTAGCATCCCAAACTGCGATATGCATTTCATCGTTAGCACCACCACGGTCTCCAACATAAGGAGATGTGCCAGGTCTAGGAGCAATAGATGCCCACTTAAGTCCAGTGAATACTTCCTGTTGGTCGTACCACTCAACATTAGCAGTTACGTTAAGGTCAGTAACACCATTTTCAATCTGATCGGTAGTTGTCCATGTGTCAGAAGTAATAAGAGAAACCTTATTGCTTGCTGAATCCCATGCGTAAATGTAACCTGACTTGGCACCGCCAGCGTTACCACTTGTAGTTTGTACTTGTGTACCTACTGTTGTTACTGATAATGCACCGTCAAGGGTTAACGTTACATCAGCACCTTTGTCTATTACACCAACTCTTACTGCGTTTGATTCTACGCCAGGATTAACAGATGCCCATTTGAATGGGTTAGCTGTTGCACTGTAGTATGTTGCCTCGTATACATCTTTCGTTGGAATGGAAAGAAGATATGGGGAAGTTACAGAATCATCAGATGCTGTTAACTGTCCACTTGTTGCTACACGAACAACGTCTAGTACTCCACCGTACTGTAGAAAACTTGCTGCAGTCCACCAACTAGTTGCATTGCCCTCTGCTGGTTCTCCGAATATTTCTATTAGTTGAGCTTCGGTGGATATACGTACAGGTGTTAAAACAGGTCCTTTACTAAATGCTCCTGCTATTGCACCTACGTTTACTTCAACCGTCTCAATCGACCCAAGTGTTAAATCCCTTTCTTGGATCTCAACTCCTGGAGATAGAAGCGTGCTTGCCATGCGATTACTCCGTCAGATAAATTAATTTTTGTCTAATATTATTTAGAAAAAGGTCTTTCTTTACTTATAGTCCCACATATAACTACGGTCACCATACTCATCTAACTTCCATTTCTCCTGATCTGACTCGTTCATATCAATACTCCAAACAGTTCCACTATCATCAACTATAGTTTCATCTTCTAACCCATCCACTATAAAACCAAATGGTGCCATATCTTGTTCTATCTGGTTCTTTTGCTCTTCATATATCCTTCTTCTAATGTCTTGATCTGTTAATTCTTTAAAATATTCCTGTTGCACTAACCAAGCAAAGATAACCAAACACATTACAAGATCATCATTATACCCTTCATCTGCTTCAAATGATTGCTTATTTTGTATGAATGTAGTCAACTCTGCTACGATGTTATAATCCTTAACAAGTAACTTATCATCTTCTATTAATGTCTTGAGGTTTGAACATCCTTGTGCTTTGACAGTCTTACTCATCTTCACACCCATCTGTGTTTTGTTACCTGAGAATCCCTGTCCAACTATTTGCCCTGCTCTACCACGCATAGCACACATCAATACATTTTCATATTCTATATCGTAAAATAAACTTGAAGCAACTGCTTCTCCTATATCATTGACCTCTATCAATACATGTGCTTTATTATAATTTGTTGCGACGTTGTAGATAACGTTAGGAAATAGCATTGGTCTAACATTCTTATCTCTATACTTTGCTACTAATCTCCATGGTGCGTGAGTAATATCTATCACCACAAAGGCAGAGTAATCCTGTGCGAGACCACGAGATACGTCCACACATATAATATAATCATGGTTAGATATAGGATTTTCATATATGTCGAGAGATCCATTTGTTGTTAAAATATCGTCGTAGGTCAGTGTTCTAAGTTTAGATGCAGTGATTAGAGTATCAACAGATCCTAAGAATTCACACTCAAACTCCTGTGTGAACTGTCGTTCAGATGTATTAGCAATAGTTGTCTCTTTCCACTTCGCATCTCTACCTGGCACTTTTGACCAATGTACTTCAGACCAAGCATATCCATTTCTACCTTTCTGTGCATCTACCCATAACTTATAGAAATGGTTCATTCCATTTGGTGTGGAAATAATGATGACTTTTGTGGATGTACCAGAAGTAATAGTAGGATAAACGGAACTAAAGAATTGTTCTGCAATATGGTTAGGTATAAACGCAAACTCATCGAGGAAGATGATGTTGAACGACATACCTCGGACAGCAGATGCTGAAGTAGATGCAGCGAGAATCTTTGATCCATTCTCTAACTCCATACTTCCTTTGTTATAAACGACAATACCTTGTTGTATCCAAAGAGGTAATTGTTCGTATGCTAGTTGTAATCTACCAAGTAAATCTCTAGCAGTAGATAACTTGTTAGCAAGAATACCAACGTTAACGTTATCATTAAAAAGTATATAGTGTAAAAGGTATGATACGCAAGTAGTAGACTTACCAGTCTGTCTTGGTAGTTTTGCTATATTAAATCTATGTTCGTGAAATGATTCTATAAGTTCTTCTTGAAAATCCCACATCTTAAAAGGGACTATACCTTCATCAAGAGATATAATCTTAATATAATTCCTAGCAAAATATACAGGATCCTCTTTGCACTTGAGGTATTCCTGTACTTGATGCTGAGTAAAATTAATTGCAGTCCCAACTTTTTTAAGATTGGGGTTGCCTAGATATGCATCGGTTGACATTAGAATACTACTCCGAATACTATACTGTATCTATAGAGATGGGGTTCCATAGGACCTAATCCTCTATGTGGTAAATGGGATGGGAAGATAATTATTCTACCTGGCACATAATCATGTTCTTCTAACATTTCAGTCTTATCTTCATTAAAGATTTGGAACTTACCACCCCACTCATCTTTCCATACTGGATTAGGCATTACCATTATAGTATGACCAGACTTATCTGTAGGACCTTCAGAATCTATATGTAATGACCCATCACATCCAGAGTGTTGTAGATTGACATCTATTCTCTTTAAGTAGACATTTCTAGTATTGACATTTATCAATTCACATAGAAACTCAAACATGCTATAAAAATTTTTAGCATGTACATTGTCAACATAGTCTATAAAATTAGGATGACTCCTACTGAAAATTGTCGAACCAAAAAGTCTGTGACTACCTTGTTGGTGGTATGGCCACGTATGTGAGTTCGCTACATTAGAAGCTCTATATCTTAACTTATTCTGTACTAAATCATAAAGTTCGTGCAAGTATTTTGCATCAAACTTATCATCATAAATTTCACAAATCATTTATTATCTTTTAAATATCTTCTTGCAGATTTCTTGTCATCAAACCAATGTGAGTGGTGATTCAATTGAACATGGAACTTGTGGGTCATAGGATCATATCCTATCACACCTTCGTAATCCTTCCAATCAGGATCTAATCGGTCTTCGCAAACTGTTGACATGAGACTTTTCCTCTGCTTTGATTTCGTATTCTAGCATAGAGCGTAGAATAGTTGCACGAGTTGTTTCATTAAATGCTTCCAGAACTCTAAGTTCTGCTTGCAATTCTTGAACTCTAGACATATTTAGTCTCCTATAATTAACAGTTCC